TAAGAATAGTATTATCATAGAGATAGCAAATTTAGTTAGAGATTATCTTGATGTAACTTTTAATGATGACTATTTAAGTTATACTAAATGGGTAACAGTATCACAAACTTTATACAATTCTGAAACTGATTTAGAATACACAAATGGAAGCCCTATAATTAGCCATTACCTTGCGATAGATGGATTTGGTTATTATGAAGATTCTATAAACCCACAGCTATCCTATAGTTCTTTATATACATCTAACAATTTATATTTACCAGAAGGAATCGCAGGTAAGTTTCCAATATTTGCAGAAGGTGTAGGTAAAGTCATAATTGATTCTACTACTACACAAATTACAGACACTGGGAATACCAATCAAAAGATTCAATATTTAACTATACCAGCTAACACAAGTTCTATTAAGATTTATGCACTTGATGACAGTACGCTTTTAAAAACTATTACTGTTACAAATGTTTGTGAGCCAAAATTTACCCCATATAAAATAAGTTTCATCAATAAACTTGGTGCAATACAGGATGTTTGGTGTTTTAAAAAGACTACTGAAACCTTTAATGTTACCGATGAAATATATAGACGTAATAATATAAGCACTACCAGTCTGACTTATAACACTTATCAAGGTCAGCAACAAAGATATAATGTAAACGGTATTACTTCAATTACTTTAAATACTGGTTATGTAAAGGAAGATTTTAATAGTGCTATTGAAGAACTGTTTTTATCTGAAAAGGCTTGGATTCGTTTTGAAAATAAGACACTTCCTGTTATTGCTAAAAGTAAATCATTTATAAACAAGACTGTATTAAACGATAAATTAATAAACCATACACTAGACTTTGAATTTGCATTTAACAAGATAAACAATGTCCGTTAATGATACAGTTACAACTATATATAGAGGGTCAAGAAGTAGAGTTACACGACAATGAAAGTGTTACGCTTACTCAAAGCCTTCAAGATGTTTTAGACTTACAGAAAATATTTACAGATTTTAGCAGAACATTTAACGTTCCAGCTTCTACTTTAAACAATAAAATCTTTAAGCATTATTACAATCCATCTATTCAAGGGTTTGATGCAAGAGATAAAAAAGATTCTGAATTATATTTAAACTACGAGTTTTTTAAAAGTGGGAAGATAAAATTGGAAAGCGTTCAGATGAAGAACAACAGCCCTATTAATTATCGTATTACATTCTTTGGTAAAACAATTCAACTAAAAGATTTATTAGGAAAGGATAAGTTAAGTGAACTAACTAACTTGAATGCTCACATACAATATAAGTCTGACTTTATAATTCCTAGAATGCAAAGCGGTTATAATTTAGATGTAGGATCTCAGACAATTACCGATGCAATGATTTATCCTTTAGTAACTCACACTAATAGGATTATATATAACTCAGCGGATAACACAGCGGGAACTTATAACATACACAGCGGTAGTAATAATCACGGATTACCTTGTACTGAATTAAAACCAGCCGTAAGAATACACGCTTTAATATTAGCAATAGAACAAAAGTATGGATTAAAGTTTAGTACTGACTTTTTTAATGTATCTAACCCTGCTTATTACAATCTTTATTTATGGTTAAGCAAACAAAAAGGTAAGTTAGAACAAGAGGATGGAAACAAACCTTTAAATAGCGGTGGTACAATACAATCTTTAACATCAACAGGTGGTTCTGGAAACAGGCTAAAAGCAGGCTTTAGTATTAATGGCGGTTACTCTAACGAAGGTTCTTATGATGGACATCGTTATATTGTTGTAACAGTTAATGTAACTGCTGGAGTTGAATATGATTTAGAAATATCTGCAAATCAATCTATATTCCACAGTTCAACTCAAACAAGTACAGGGTCAGATAGTATAATTAAACTTTCTGATGAAAAAAAACTTTTAAGACCTACAAGGCAATATAATTTAGCTCAAAATCCATACCACTATATAGGTATTAGAACAAACGCAGTTGCTACATTTACAGTAACAACTTCTATTTATTCATCGTTAAATTCTGGTGGTAGTATTGCAACACAAGTAAAGACTATTCCTTTTACTATTAATTACACTACAGAGTTAGTAAATGAATTGCCAGATATGGAAGTTATGGCATTTCTACAAGGGCTTTTTAAAGCTTTTAATCTTACAGCTTATTACTCAGGTAATACTATAAACGTAACTCCATTAGACGACTTCTATGCTGGCTCTAGTAAGGTGTTTGATATTACCCAGCACATAGATAAAACAACTTCAGAAGTATCTTCTGTTTTACCTTATAGTAAAATATCATTTGAATATGAAGGAAATGAAACCTTCTTTTCTGCATACCATAATCAAATTTACGGTGAAAAATGGGGTGCTTTATCTGAAACAGTAGAAAACGTACCAGAGGGAGAGGATTATATTATACAGCTTCCTTTTGAGCATCATAAATTTGAAAAGCTCATTGATATAGGAGGAGGTGCTGCACCTTCTGTGCAATGGGGATGGTCAGTAAATCAAGAACAGGAATCATATTTAGGTAAACCTTTTTTGTTTTACGCTCATAAAATAACAAACGGAACTGAAATAGCAATATTAGATTCTGCTGGCGGTGCAAAAACAGCAATAACCAGCTACTTTATACCTAGTAATCTAGCTAATCCTACTGATGTAACTACTCAATCAATACATTTTGGAGAGGAAAGGAATGAGTATAATGGTGAAAGTGCTAGTAAGTCTTTATTTAAAACATATTATGAGAATTACATAGTTGAATCAATTGATACTTCAAGAAGATTATTCAAGTTTACAGCATTTTTGCCTTTAAGTGTAATATTAAATATTAAGCTACAGGACAAAGTTATAATATTCAATGACTTATATAAGATAAATAAGATAGTAACAAATTTTGAAAACGGGAAAACTCAATTAGAACTACTTAACGAAGTTTTAGATTATAATGTACCAATAAATAATACTATTGTTGATGTAGTTAAAACAGCTGACACTATTTTATTTACTGCTGATACAACAATAATAAGAGCAGATGCTGGAAATAGAAGGATATGATAGAAAATATATTACAAATGCTAGAAATAGCAAAGAGGGAAAAGCAAATAGGAGAACTAACTCACATTGCGTTAGGTAAAAACAAATATCCTGAATCAATAAAAGAAGCATACAAACAATTTAAAACCGAATTATGTCAATAGAAAAAATAATTGAACTTGAGGTAAGAGCTGACAAAGCCGAAAAAGATTTAGATGGTATTGCTAAAGGTGTTCAAAAAATAGATAAAAACCTTGAAGGTGTAAAGGATTCATCTAACGTAGCAGCCAAAGGTATTAAGGGAATTGGTACAGCTTTAAAAGCAGCGGGTATTGGTTTGGCTATTGCTGCATTTGGCAAGCTTGTAGAGGTGTTTAATCAAAATCAAAAAGTAGCTGATGCATTTAACACAACTTTTGAAGCACTTAGTTTAGGCTTTAACGACTTCTTTAATTTCTTAGATAGAAACGCTGGAACTGTAATAAATTATTTTAAAGGAATATTTAGCGACCCTAAACAAGCGGTTATAGATTTAGGTCAAGCTATAAAAGATAACATCATAGAGCGATTTAATAGTGCCTTAGATGTGCTTGGACATTTAGCTACAGCATTTAAGAAAGTATTTGAAAGAGATTTTGCTGGTGCTATGGAATCGGTTAAAATGGCTGGTAAAGAGTATATAGACGTATTGACTGGAGTTGATGGTAGTGTTGATAAAGTAGCTAGTACTATTTCTAAGGCAGCTACTGGAATAGCAGACTATGCTAAAAGCACATTAGATGCTGCTAAGTCAAATGTAGACCTAACCAAATCAGCGGAGGTTGCTGCGGTTATGCAACAGGGTTTAATTGAAAAGTACGACAGACAAGCGGAACTTCAAAGACAAATTAGAGATGATGAATCTAAAAGTATTGAAGAACGTATAGCGGCAAACGTTGAACTGGGTAGAATCTTAGACGAACAAGAAACATCAATGCTAGAACTTGCAGACTTGCAATTAGCAGCAGCCCAAGCACAATACGATAAAAACCAAAACCAAGAAAACTATATAGCTTTATTAGAAGCACAAAACGAAAAGGAAGCTGTACAGGCACAGATTGCAGGCTTTAGGTCAGAGCAATTAACTAACATCAATTCATTAGAAAGAGAGCGTGTAGACTTAATAAAGGAAGAGCGTGAAAGTGATTTAGAATACTTTGCAGGAGAAGCAGACCGAAAAGCAAAAGAAGACGAAGACAAAAAGAAGGCACACGAAGAGGAGTTAAAACAAAAAGAAGAAATAAGACAAGCAACCTTAAACAACCTAGATACTATAATTGCATCGGCAGGTCAAGAAACTAAAATAGGTAGAGCGTTATTCATTGCAAAACAAGCTATGATTATAAAAGAGCAAGTTATTAAAGCAAAAGCTACATTAACTGAGCTTGGAATGATTGCAGCAAAAAGTGGTGCGGATATAGCTTCTGGTGCTGGTGCAACTGCTAAAGTTGGTTTCCCTCAAAACGTTCCTTTATTAATTGCGTTTGCAGCTCAAGCTGCTGGTATATTTTCAAGTATAAAGTCTGCGGTTAATGCTGCCAAAGGAAGTGCTTCTAAGATGGGTGCTTCTGGTGGTGCTTCTGTATCTATGCCTAGAATGTCTACTGCTTCATCTGCTCCCCCTGCATTTAACGTTGTAGGAGCGAGTGAAACAAACCAACTGGCACAATCTATAGGACAAGAGGAGAAACAGCCTATAAAAGCATTTGTAGTGTCTAACGATGTAAGTGATGCACAATCACTAGATAGAAACATTATAGAATCAGCTTCAATAGGATAACAAAAACACTAAAAAGATATTGTATTAATATGGACATAATAGAATTATTTATAGATGAAGAAGATGAGGTTTCTGGAATAGAAGCTGTATCAATCGTAGAATCCCCTGCAATTGAAAGCGACTTTATTGCATTGAAGAACCAAGAGTTCAAGTTTGCAGAAGTGAACAAAGAGAAGCGTATTCTTATGGGTGCAGCTTTAATTCCTAACAAGCCTATCTATCGTAAAAACGAAGAAAACGAATACTATATATATTTCAGTAAATCAACAGTAAGAAAAGCTTCAGAGTTATTCTTTATAAGAGGCAATCAAAACAATTCTACACTAGAACACAACGTTCCTTTGACTGGCTTAACGGCTGTTGAAAGTTGGATAGTAGAAGATGAAAAAGACAAGACAAGATTCTATGATTTAGATGTACCTATTGGAACTTGGATGTTATCAATGAAAGTACAAAATGATGACGTATGGAACGACTATGTTAAGACAGGAAAAGTGAAAGGATTTTCTATTGAAGGATACTTTGCCGATAAATTAGAGAGACCTAACGAACCTGTAAAACAAGAAGCTGAGTTAGAAGCAGAACAACTATTATCTAAATTAAAAGACCTTTTTAAAAATGAGTAGAATACCTAGCCCACAAAATGATAAGCGTGGATGCCTTTGCAAAAACGGCAAGTACTCCAGAAGATGCTGTGATGGAACTTTACGAGCACAAGGTATAGGAAACATAACTAAGAGTATTTTTGTAATGCTTTTAGAAGATGGTGGTAGAATATTACAAGAAGATAATAGTAAAATAAATATATAATGGATAAAAAAATAAGTGCATTAGATGCTGCGACCGCTCTACAAGGTTCTGAATTAATCCCAGTAATACAAAGCAGTACAACAAAAAAAGCTAAGGTTAGCGACATAGTTAATTATGTAACACCTTATTCTTTAACTGTACAGGCTAGTACTCCTATTGATTTAGCAACCTCAACTTACGATGATGTAGAAATGATTAGACTTACTTGGACTGGTGGAAATGGTACAATGGTTTTAACTTTGCCAGATGCAACAAGTACAAACAGCACTAATAGAGTGATGCGGTTTATTTCAAACGGTACACTAGCCGCAGCTAAAAAGGTTCACATAACTCCTTCAGGGTCTCAAACTATAGATGGTGCAAATGCTTACTATGAAGTAAACAAATCTTACGAGGGTGTTACACTTTGGTCTGATGGGATTGAATGGTTTATAATCCAAAAGAAAGCAGGTTAAAAATATAACAAAAGTTTAAATAATTAATTGTAATAATATAAAGAATACATATGAAACCAGACGTACAGAGAATACTTACCAAGTTGGCTACTCAAAAAAATGGGTTGCAAAAGGTGGATTTAAATTTAGTAAATGATGCTAAAAAAATACAATCTGATTACACTTCTGTTGATGAAGATTCAGCTTTTAGTTTTGTTGTAAAAGCAGAACTAGCGTATGACAAAATATTAAGTAAGTATCAAAGTATGCTTAAACAAGTTGAATCTATTACCCCTAAACTAGAAAAAGCAGTACAAGAAATAGGAATAAATAGAAATAATTTTCAAGTGTTAGATGACTTAGATAAAAATAAGTCAGATATAAAAGAAAGAATTAAATCAATAAGTAAAAAAATAAATGATTTAAAATCTATTAACCCATAAAAACACAACAAAGTAAATACTAATTTATTGTAATAATATGAAAGCGACAGATATGTTAAACAAAGTAAAAGAAGTTCTTGGGGTTGAATCATCCGAAGAAGTTAAATTAGCTCAAGCTACATTAGAAAACGGAACTATCATTGAAGCAGAAGAATTTGCTGAAGGTAAAGAAGTTTTTATTGTAACTGATGATGAAAAAGTAGCACTTCCTGTAGGAAGCTACAAGCTTGATGATGGTCAAGAATTGATTATTGAAGAAGAAGGAATCATTAAATCTATTGGAGAAGCTGTTGAAGCACCAGAAGAAGCACCTGCAGAAGAAGAAGTTGAAGCGGCTGAAGAAGAATTAGCTTACGCAACTAAAGAAGACCTTGCAGAGGTTAAGTCTATGATTGACGAAATCAAGGCA